TTTGCTAACAGACCGGGACGAATACCAATATTGTATCAATCGGGGGTATAATCCCCTGATTGATATTCGTAACTTTAAAATGGATATTCGTTTGAGGGTTGAGATACAACGGGAATTGTTCGGACATTGTGTTTTCGGGCGTGGTGCAAATATCATGGCGGCAAATGAACGGTTTTTCCGTTGGGTTTGGGAACATAAACCGCACCGATGCGAGGAATGTTTAAAGCCATTGCGGAATTATTCCGCCGTGTATTGTTCCCACATTTTGACCCGTGGAGCATTCCCGGAGGCGGCACACGATGCAAGGAATATAAATATACTTTGCTTTGAACACCACAACGAATGGGAAAACGGCGACCGGGAACGAATGAGAATTTACCCGGCAAATATGCGGTTAATTGAGTTAATGAAAGCCGAGTATCAACAAGTAAGGTTAGGTTAATGAGAACAAAAAAGAGAACCCCCGATTTTGGGGCAATTTCCCGGTCGTCAATCAAAAAAGACTTTCAGAGGGTACAAAGACACCCCGCCGAGGAAAAACGCCCGCAAATCGAAGAATTGCCAAAAATAAACGCCGAACGTCGCATTATTCATATATCTGAGGTTAGCGGGTACGCCAAATTTGCCCGTTACATTGTCGGTAAATTGGTACGACTGAAAGAAAAAGCGAACGTTGGCGGCAATTCGTGGTATTGCGAATTTGTACACGACGACGACCGGAAAGCCTTAAACATGGCGGCGGGTTGGTCTGATAATAAGAAATTGTATTTGTTGGATGGTATTAAATTCAAATAATATGAGTGTAAACAAAGTTACTTTATTGGGGCATACAGGAAAAGCCCCGGATTTTAAAGAGTTCGACAACGGCGGTTGCGTTGCGACCTTTTCGTTGGCAACCACGAAACGAGGTTTTACCACAAGGGACGGAAAGCAAATCCCGGAGCGTACCGAATGGCATAACATAGTATTGCAAAACGGTTTAGCGAAAGTTGCCAATCAGTACGTTAAAAAGGGCGATAAACTTTATATTGAGGGAGAATTAAGAACCCGGAGTTATGACGATGCGCAAGGCGTGAAACGATACATTACCGAGATTGTCGCAACCGATATGGAAATGTTGACCCCGAAAACAACCGGAGCCGGAACGCAAGCCCCGCCAACCGCACCGCCCGCACCCGCCCCGGAACCGTCGGACGATTTACCGTTTTAATCTGTTTGAGTTATGGGAGCGATAAACGGACGGGTTATTTACAGCCCAAAAGGAAAAGCCGGGGAATATGCCGAGAACGCCGCCAATTTTTACGTTGGTTGTTCCAACGGATGCACGTATTGTTATTTGCGCAAAGGGAGGGGCGCAAAAGTGTTGGGAGGCAATACCCCGGAATTGAAAAAGACGTTACGAGAATATCCATACGCATTGGATATATTTACGAATGAGTTGTTGAAGCATAAGGACGAATTGCAAAAAACGGGGTTATTCTTTTCGTTTACGACCGACCCGTTATTACCGGAAACGCAACGGTTGACCCGTCAAGCAATCGGCGTTTGTCAACGCCACGGCGTCCCGGTTAAGGTATTGAGCAAATGCGCCGAGGGTATCAATATTTTAATCGACTTTGCCGAGGCGTCCGAGGGTTGGGATAAATCCCGCATTGCCATTGGTTCCACGTTGACCGGATGCGACGAATTGGAGCCGAACGCAAGCCCAAACCGGATGCGTATAAACGCATTGGCACGGGCAAAACGCCACGGGTTCCGTACCTTTGCGAGCGTGGAACCAATACCCGTGGGAATGTTTGACCGGGCGTTTTCTGTAATTGCTTTGTCGTACCCGTTCGTTGACTTGTTTAAGATAGGGTTGCAAAGCGGTTGCAGATATACCAAGCGGGAAACATTGACGTTTTACAACGACGTGTTCGACTATTGGGAGGCGCACCCGGACAAAACGCCCCGGATATATTGGAAAGATAGTTTTGTTAAAGCGTCCGGGATTGAGCGGGAAACATTGCCCGTTTATTGTGTCCCGACAAATTGGGATTTATTCAATGAAAAGAAGTGAAATAAGGGTTGAAGTTCCCGCCGATTGTCGATTAGTTGGCATAAGGACGGACGGCGATGTTGCCGTTATCATTTACGAGCCAATCCAAAGCGTCCGGCAAATTGGATTTATCCATTACCCGGAACCAAACGACGAAAACGAGGACGAACCCGATAATAAAAAATGATTATGCAGTATAATAACAAAGATTATAAGCCTAAATTGCACGACCGTTGGCGTGCATTAACCGTTAAAAACCCGTATGCAACGCAGTTGGTAACGGCGGCGTATGAGGACAACGGGATTGTTTACGGCGAAAAGTGTATTGAGGTACGAAGTAAAAACACACCGTACCGGGGCGATTTAATGGTTTGTTCGTCCGCTAATCCCATAATTCCGGGGTATGAAAGCGGGGTAACATTGGGGTTGGTTGAGTTGTACGATGTTAAGCCCGTCGCCGAGTTTACCCCGGAGGATTGGGAAAATACCCGCATACCGCCCGAAAAACGTAAGTCAATAACAAAGGGGTTCGGTTGGATGATGCGGAACCCCCGCCGGGTTGTTGAGTTTCCAATTAAGGGGCAATTGGGTATTTACAATTTAGTGTACACAAAGGGAGTAATAACCGAATACCCACGGGCGTTGGTAGTTGACAAAGAGAGTTACGAATTATTAAACAGAAAAGACAATGAGTAAAAAGCAAATCGGAATTATCCCGAACAATGGCGACGTTCATACGGCGCAAATTGGGGTTCATATCGGACGGGTTGGCGTTTGCGTGTACGTCCGGGAATATTGGAAATATAAGAGTTGGTTTGTTGTTCCCGGCGTGTCCGTGGATGCGGTCAACGGTTACGACCGTTACGTTGACATTGAGGCGAAAATATTGTTTGTCGGCATTGGCATACGGTTTATATGGATTAAAAGAAAGGCAAAACGATGAAAGCAAAGATTTTATTGTTATCTTTGGCAACGCTTTTGTTGGGGGCGTGTCAAAGCGAGAACGAACCAACAGAAACATTTTATTTACTACAAAAATCCGAGAGCATGGAAGAAAGAAACGAGTTTGTAACGAATACCACGGCGGCAATGATACAGATAAACGCCCCCCGGTATAATTGTGAGATTGTCGAAACCGCATTAGCGGGCGGCGATAGGGTACGAATTTGTGTAAAAGGCGCAAAGGAAGATTTGGACGCATTGTTTGACTATGTAAACGAAGCGGGCAAAGAATGAGAGTAAGGCAACCCGAACCGTTCGACCCAAATAGAGAATACAGCCCCGGCGAACGTTGCGTTTACCGGGGTATGGTATTGATTGCCGAGATATGGACGGCGGCGGATGCACGATTAGCCAACAACAACCCCGCAATATTTACGCAACGTTGCGTTCGATGCAAAATTAAAAGGGAAGATTGCCCCGGAATTGGTAGGCAATGCGATAAATTCCATAGGAGCGACCGGAAAACGATTTATTGGCGTTTGTTGCGTATCGTCGGGGGATTTAAGGGCGTCGAAACATTGGAATTTAATTATAACGGAACAATTGCCGGGGTTAAGGTTGAAGCCGACCCGGATAGTAATAACAAATAAATTTTTAGAGCGATGAACAAACAAGTATTAAGCCCCTTTGATTGCGATATGTGCGCAATGATTGAGGACATAACAAAACAAGAAATTGAGGTTACGGCGTCCGATACCTCAATACGTTTGAGTTGGGCGCAAAATGGAAACGAGGGAAACGATAAAGCCGAGGGACAAAGGATTGAGGCGTTAAAACAGGCAATCCGGGGACGATTGGGCGACCGCTTTATTGAGTTCTTTTATGCCTATGGTATGCAGTCGGTTTATATGAAGTACGACCCGGAGGAATACCCGGAGGAAATGCGCACCCGATTAACCGACCCGGACGCCACGGCGGGAACCCGGTATTGTCGCACCTTGTTAGAGGTTGACGCAATCCAATTTAGACGGGACAACGTGGACGACGTTTTGAGATTTACCGGAGGCGGAACGGTTACGACGCCCCGCACCCCGAACGGCAAAGCAATGTTTTCTTTTCCCGATGGCAACGGCATATTCGTTGACGTGCCGGAAAGTTGGTACATTATCCGGGAATTGAACGGACGATTTACCGCCCGCCCGGAACGGGATTTTAAACGAGAATTTGAACCTAAAAACAATCCCGTCGAAAATACCCAAAAGGAACCCACAAACAAAGGATGCGGCGATTGTGCCAATTTCACGAATGAGGACGTAAACGGTAACGGATATTGCGAGGCGTTCAAATCTGAACAATCATGCGGAACGTGTCGTTGCCAAGAATATAAACCTAAAAATTAAAGAGCGATGATTAACAGAGAACAATTTATTAATGAGATTGCCGAGGTGGTAAACCGTAATTCAATGGAAAAGGCGTTTAATGATACCCCGGATTTTATTTTAGCCCGCATTGCGGTTGAAGCAATGGAAATGTTTACACGTGCAAGCGCACGCCGGGACGATTACCACGGATTTAGAACGGCGGATTACGACCGGAAATATAAAGCGATTTGCGAAAGCGAAAAGAAAGCAAAGCCCGTGAAAACTTGTAAGGGTTGCCCGCTTATTGATGTTTGCCCCGCCGTTCAAATGGAAAAGCAACCGGAACGCAAAAGGGAGTACAAAAAGCCGGAAGCGTTCGACGTGCTAAAAGAGGTGCAAGCAATGGCGGATTTTTTCGGGGAAATGTTTCCCGGAACCGAAGTTGAGATACACCGGATAGAACCCCGGAGAAAGCCACGGGATAAACGCCGGGCAAAGAACAAACGTAATAATCGGAAAGGAAAAACCATTTGAGGAATGAAAAAGGGAAATAATTGTTCCGGTACAATCCCGGATAAGTTGACCGGATGCGCCCCGGATAATCGGACACCCCAAAAGATATGCGGGACGTGTCGTTATTTTAACCCGGAATATCCGATAAACGGGAAACCCCGCCCGGTATGTTTAGCGTTGAAAGAAACCAAAGACGGGCATACGTATAAAATCACATTAGGAGTTGAACCGCATTTTCATTGCTCAAACGGAAAGTATGAAAATGGAATAGGACGATAGAGCAATAGCCCCGGAAAACAAAGCCGGGGTTTTGCCGTTTATATACATGAGAGTACAAACGTTTGGCAATGCACCGGAAAAGCCGTAAATTTGCCCCGTGGTTGAAAGATAACCATTAAGACGATAAAAGTATTGAGTTAATAACAAAAGCCTCTTAAAATGGAAATTCCCCGCAAATAACTTGTAAAGGGTAAACACGTTTTAAGGAGGGACGGGATAAGAAAAGACATAGAGAGCCGGAAAGGAACCAAAGGGAGAAAGGGAAAAGGGACCGAGGAACCGAAACGATGTTTAAGACATTAGGCGCAAAGGTCGATTTTTTACCCCGTTTGAACATTAAAAGAGGTTGAACGATGGAAAAATTGAAAACGGGTAATAGGAGCCGGAAACCCGCCGGATATAATAAGCGTACCGAGGAACAACGGGATTATGACGTTGCGTTTTGTTCTAATCTGTTTTTACGTGGTTATTCATACCGGGAAATAGTGGCGGCGTTGAATGCTGATTTAGCGAAACGGGGAACGGGTTATACTATTTCGTTGGCAATGGTTTATTACGACTTGCAACAATGCCTTATCGAATGGAAGCGGGAACGGTTGGATAACATAGACGAATATGTTACACAAGAATTGCGCAAATTGGATGCAATGGAGGTGCAAGCATGGGAGGCATGGGAGGTGTCGAAAACCGGAAAGATGCGCACCAAAGAGAAAACCAACAAGGGGCGACCAATCAAAACCGATGCCGAGGACAGCGACCCGGAATATTACGGGTACAATGAAACCGCAACCGAAACGTCCGCCGGGAACCCCCGGTTTTTAGATTTGCTTTTGAATATCCAACAACGCCGGGCAAAGATGTTAGGGTTTGACGCCCCGGTTAAAATTGAGATACCCGGATATAACGCCACGACCGACGACGACAAACCAAAGTACGACGTTAAAGCAATCCCGGACGATTTATTGTTTGCATTGGCGGACAAATTACAATCCGCCGAATACCAAAAGGCATTAGCCGAGAAAGGAGGGGCGCAATAATGGCAAAGAGAGTAACCGTACCCCGTCCGGGAACCAAGCAACCGGAATGGCAAACCGAGATTTGCGACACGTGCCGTTTTTCGGAATGGATAACGGACGACCATAGACACCGGGATTTAAACGGGAACCCGATTTGTTTACGTTGCCCGCATTATGAATTTTACATTGTCCGAGGTCGTCGGGCGTGTTCTAAATGGGAGAAAGGAGCAAAGCAATGAACAACGAACAATTATTGCAGATGTACGACGCAATCCGGCAACAACCGGATTTGCTTGTTAAAGCCGCCGCCCGTAAACGCCTTATCAACTTTGCCCGGTATATGCAACCGGATTTAGTATTAGAGCCGTTCCACGTCGTTTATTATACGTTGTTGGATATGTTTGCACACGGCAAAATACGAAAGATGATTGTACAACAACCGCCCCAACATGGCAAATCGGAGGGGTCGAGCCGTAAATTACCCGCATTTATGTTGGGGTTAGACCCCGACCGCAAAATATGTATCGGTTCGTATGCGGCAACAATCGCACGGGATTTTAACCGGGACGTTCAACGAATAATCGACACGCCCCGGTATCGTGAATTATTCCCCGGCACGTACTTAAATGGGTCGAACGTCGTAACAATGGCGAATACCTATTTGCGCAATTCCGATGTTATCGAAATGGTCGGGCGTAAGGGGTCGTTGCGTGTTGTGGGGCGTGGCGGTTCGTTGACTTCTAAAACCGTGGACGTGTCGATATTGGACGACGTTTATAAGGATTACGCCGAGGGTAACAGCCCGATAGTGCGGGCGGCGGCGTGGAAATGGTACACGACCGTTGTACGCACCCGTTTACACAACGATTCGCAGGAATTAATAGTATTTACCCGATGGCACGACGACGATTTGATAGGACGAATTGAAAAGAGCGGCGAAACGATTATTGATGTTAAGTGTTGGGCGGATTTAGAGAACGTAACGCCGGGGGCGTGGGTGCGCATAAATTTTGAGGGATTGAAAACCGGGGAACCGACCGAGATAGACCCACGGGAACCGGGGGCGGCATTATGGGAAAGCCGACACAGTAAGCAAAAGTTGGAAGCGCAAAAAGCATTAGACCCGGTACAATTTCAATGCCTCTATCAAGGCAACCCCGGTTCCGCCGAGGGTCGATTATATCAACCGTTCAAAACGTGGGTTGAAAAATCCGATTACGGCACGTACATACGTTCCGGCGCATACATTGACGTTGCCGATGAGGGCGACGACCTTTTGTTTGGTGCAACGTATGACGTCTATAAATCCGACAACATGGTTTTCAACGAAAAGACAAAGCGGATGGAACCGTTATTATTCGCCCTAATTACTGATATGGAAATGACGGACGAAAACACGGATGTAACAACCGTAACCGTTCCGGCGATGATAAACCGCAACGGCACGCAAAAAGCATGGGTTGAGAGTAACAACGGCGGGGCGGGCTTTGAAAAGGTTATTAAAAAGAAAGTCCGGGCGATTACCGACCCGTTTTATCAAGGGGGTAACAAGGAAAGCCGGATAATCACTAATTCCGCAATGGTAAACCAACATATAATTATGCCGTTCGGATGGGAAACCCGGTACAAAGCCGTTTACGACCATGTTACAACCTTTTTGCGCAATTTCGATGCGAACACGCACGACGACCCGGAGGACGGATTAACCGGGATTTACGAAAAAGAGATTGCCGACGGTAATATACAACCATACGCACACGCAAACCGGGGCGTTAAACGTCGTAACTAACAATTTAATTGAGATATGCAAGTTTATAACGGAAAAAGTTTATAACTTTGCAACGTAGAAGTAATACAGAGGGCAAAGGGACAGCCCAACGAGGTAACAAATGTAATTTTTAACGTTAAAATTTTAAGAGTATGATTACTTGTAAGTGTCCGGCGGCGGCTTCATTGCCCGATATTCCCGCCGTAAAATGCGCCGAAAGTTTCGGGCAAATCCAAAAGGTAGCGTTTCAACGTCTAACCAAAGACGATGGAAGCAAAAACAGTTTTACGAGCGAAAAGACAATTACTTTGCTTGCATCATGGACGCCGTTATTGTCGGCGGCTGATAGCACAAAAATTGTTGTTTCCCCGTATATCCAAGCCCCGACCAACGAAGCCGGAGCCGCCCGAACCTTTGGCGGCGGTAACGAAACATTGGGAGGCGTTGAGGAAATTATAGGGCGTGAACCTAACCCGTTCACGGGCGTAATGCGTAAAATCCCCCAATCAGTAATTAAGGCAATGAAAGAATTGCAATGCGAAAGTTGGGCGGACAATTTGGGCGTTTATCTGTTTGACGAAAACGGAAGTATTGAAGCTATTCAAGACGAAAAGACCCTGACAACGTATTATCCTATTCCTATTCGTTCGTTATTCATTGGCGACAAAACACACGGCGGATTGGAAGCCCCGGACAGCAACGCAATACAATGGGCGTTTTTGCCGAACTATTCGGATGACCTCACAATTGTAACCCCGGATTTCAACCCGCTAACCGATTTGAAACCCGCAAACGGTTGACGATATGGCGGCAAAGGTTACAAAGGTTAAATTAATTTGTCCGCCGCATGGTTTAACCGATGAATTTGAGATTAAGCACGCCGAAAGGTTGTTGCGGATGCCAAACAACGGCGGTTGGCAGTTACCCAAAGACAGCGATTTTAAATTTACCAACGACAATGGGATTGAGTATAAACGAAATAAAAAAGCGGATAACGGAGCCGAAAAAGCGCAAAACGATAAATAAGGCTATTTATCACCAACAGCGCATTAATTTTCACGCCCGCACCCGTATAACGTCGTTTGACATTTGCCAACCGATAACGGATTTTATGGCATTTGTTTCTAACCTATTGCCGCATGATAAGTTTAAGATGTTCAAAACATTGTTCCGTTACCCCGTTAAGACAAACGAGGTAACGGGCGTTTGTTTTGATAAGTTGAGCCGGATTTTTGACGGTCGTAACCCGGCGTTCAATTATCAGTTCCAAAACCCGGAACAAAGGGACGATTGGGAATATTACCGCCAAGACGTATTACACGAACCGGAAATTTGGAGTACAAAAGGATGGGAGTTTTTCCAAACCGAAATAAATAGCGTTCTAATTGTCGATATGCCGAGCGAACAAAACCCCGCCGACAAATACCCGCAACCGTATTTCTATTGGTTGCCTATTGCATCCGTGATTGATTACAGAGCCAACCCGACGACGGGGGTAATGGATTATATCATATTTAGGCAGGACGGCGAACGTATCGCAGTAATTGACGACGAACGTTATAGAGTTTTCAGAGAGGACAAAAACCACAATATCGGCGAATTGCTGATTGATAACCCGCACGACGTCGGTTATTGTCCCGCCCGTTTCTTTTGGAATGAACCGTTGAGTTTATCGGAACCCGACGTTAAGCAATCCCCGCTAACCAAACAATTGGAGGCGTTGGATTGGTTTTTGTTTTACCATATCAGTAAGCGACATTTAGATTTGTACGGTGCATATCCGATTTATTCCGGGTATGAACAAAGTTGCGATTTCAGTAACGGCGAAAATGGCGATTATTGCGACGGTGGGTTTTTAAAAGACAAACAAGGGTTTTACAGATTGGACGCCGCCGGGCTTTTGATGCGTTGCCCCAAATGCGGGGATAGTCGTATTAACGGCGTCGGTTCGTTCGTTGAAATACCAATACCGGACGGGGATAAACAACCCGATTTGCGTAACCCGGTGCAAATGCTAACCGTTGACCGTGGGAGTTTGGATTATAACGTTGATGAAGAAAACCGCCTAAAGAATGACATTATTACGTCGGTTGTTGGAACCAACGAGGAAATAACCACACGGGACGCATTGAACGAGCAACAAATACAGGCGAATTTTGAGAGCCAAAGCACGGTATTAAACCGGGTAAAAAAGGGATTTGAGGCGGCGCAACAATTCGTCGATGAAACCGTTTGCCGTTTGAGGTATGGCGGTTTGTTCGTTTCTGCAAAAGTCAATTACGGCACGGAGTTTTATTTATCCAACGCAACGGAGTTACGGGAACGTTACAAGGTAGCAAAGGAAAGCGGCGCAAGCGAGGCGGAATTAGACGCACTACAAAACCAAATTATCGAAACGGAATACCGGAACAATCCAACCCAATTGCAACGTATGTTGACGTTGGCGGAATTGGAACCGTACCGACATTTAACCCGTAACGAGGTATTGGATTTGTACGACAAACAGATTATCAGCGAAAACGATATGCGTATAAAGTTGAATTTTGCTAACTTTGTACGCAGATTTGAACGTGAATATTTGAACGTGTTAGAGTTTGGGTATAATATGCCGTTCAACTCTAAGATAAATTTTATAACAAGTAAATTTAACGATTATGCGAGTGAAAGTAAGCGAGGGCAAAACTAAAGACGTTGCGATTATCGACGTTACGCCCGAAAACTACATTGTCCCGGACAATGAGAAACATTTGTATCATTGCGTTATCGAAATTAAGAAATTCGACAGCGAAACGGGCAAACGGTTATCAATTCCCCGTATTCAGAAGTTCGGCAAAAAGGGTTATGAAAATAGCATTGCCGACAATCTGAAAAAACAGGGTTACACGATTACCGTATTGCACGACCCCAACGAGTACATGAAAGCGAAAGCCGAGGCGGACGAAAAGGCAAAGGCAGAGAAAGCCAAAGCCGCCGAGGAAAAAGCCAAAGCCGATGCCAAAGCAAAAGCCGAGGCGGACGCCAAAGCCCGTGCCGAGGAAAAGGCAGCATTGAAAGCCGAGATTTTGGCAGAATTGAAAGCGGCGGGCGTTATCCCGGCGACAACTGCAAAGGAACCCAAAGCCGATGCCAAAGCAAAAGCCGAGGCGGACGCCAAAGCCGAGGGCAAAAAGTAACCAAATATTAATTTAATAATCAAAGGGAAAGATTATGGCATTAACGATTGATGTTTTAAGGGCAAATGCGGCATTAGCCGGATTAACCGACGAACAATTGACAGCGATAACCACGTTATCAGTCAACGACGAAAATAGCGTAATAGCAAAGAAAACCGGGGAAATTTACGGCGGTTTGGATGCGGACATTTTAGCCGTTTCCGGTATCGCCAAGAACGGAACCGAAAAAACGTTTGATTACGCCAAACGAGTATTAACCGAGTTCAAAACCAAAGTTGAGGGCGCAAACGGTCTGCAATCACAGATTGACAGCCTAACCAAAGAAAAGGCACGTTTGGAAAAAGCCATTGCCGACGGTGCGACGGATGCGGAAACCGCAAAGGCATTGAAGCAAGCAAAGGCAGATTTGCAAAGCGTTACGACCCAATACAACGACCTCAAAACGAAATACGACCAAGCCGAACAAACCCACACAAACGAGGTGTTCGGCATTCGTGTTGAAACGGCATTGCAGACAGCAACCGCCGGATTGAAGTTTAAGGCAGGGTTGCCGGAAAGCGCAACAAAGGTTTTGTTAGACCAAGCGATTGCAAAGATTAAGGGCATGAACCCCGAATTTATCGACGACGGAAAGGGCGGCAAAATGTTAGCGTTTAAGGACGAAAACGGCGCAATCATGCGCAACCCGAACAATCAGTTGAACCCGTACACCCCCGGCGACCTTTTGACCCGTGAATTGGAAACAATGGGTATTTTGGATAAGGGACGCCAAGCGGCGGGCGGTGGTACAGGCGCACCAAGTGGAGGCGGTGCGGGCGGTAATATTACCGTTGACATATCCGGCGCAAAAACGAGGGTTGAGGCATACGACGCAATTACGGCGACGTTGGAACAACAAGGGTTAAAAGTCGGAACGGCTGAATTTGACGCCGGAATGCAACAAGCATGGAAAGACAACAATATTTCCGCATTACCGGAAAAGTAAAAGACAACACGGGTAAAGGGTAAACCCGCATTTATAAACAATTTAATTTTTTAAACAATGAGTTTAATTGCAACAAGAGTACAGAATTGGCGGATAGAGAACCCGGAGTTAGACCGTAATATGTTCCGCCCGTGTGAGTACGGCGCATTGGATTTCTTCATTGAGCAAACCAACGCCCCCAACTCAATTATTAGCCCTAATTTGAGAGATAGGGCATTAGTAAGTATCGGTAACACGGTACAGGTTCCCGTTATCAATTATGACGAAAACGTACAGGTTAGCAACGTGCGTTCGTGCGTTATTGCTGATAACGAAAATACATCCGCATTGGTAACGCTTGTTTGGGCTACCTATGCAATCGGGTTTACAATGGTTCCGGCGGCATACTCAAACAATGAGATTTCGTACAACCATGACTTTATGCGCAAAATGGAGAAAACAACCCGTGCGTTGGCGGACGCTTTGGATAAAGGAGCCGTTGCCGCATTGGAGGCGAACAAAACGCAGGTGTTCAAAACATTACTCAATTACACGCAGACCGGGAACGTTGTACAAGTGCCAACCCAAATGGCAACCGAGATTTTGGGCGACATTAACCCAATCATGCGGGCGAATTGTTACCCGGAATATATCCACCTTATCGCAAATGCGGGGGTTGATAGCCTAATACGCAAGTTGGCGCAACATGGCGTTTACAACGACGTTAATAAGCGCATGGAATACGACAACAAAGTATTGCATTATACTAACAACGTAACAGACGAATCGGGTAAAATGGGAACAATGTTTGCCGTTGCCGATGGAAACGTTGGTATCTTAACCCGTGTTGACCGTGAGGCATACCGCCGCACCCGTGCGAATTTCCACGAATGGGACATTGTACGATTGCCGTACATTGATTTGCCCGTTGGTTCGCATTATTATACCGCCGTGGGCGACCAATCGGCGATTATGGGCGACGCAACCGCCGATTTGACGTGTGCGGTTAAGGAGTATTTCGGATTTAGCGTTGATGTTGCCTACATGGTAGCATATAACAGCAACCCGGACACCGTGGCAAATCCGATTATCAAAGCCGAGATTGCAGCACGCAACCCGAACGAACCGTTAGGAATGCCCGTATATGTAACCAACGCCGGGGAATTTCCCGCCGGGGGTGCAGGCGCATAAGCCGGAAAACGGAACAATTATTTAACCGAGGGGACGGGGTGGTTATCCCCGCCCCCTTTTTTTAATTAATGATATGGAAAGTTGGAAAGTAATATACGATTTCCCAAATTATGAAATAAGTAATTACGGAAACGTGCGTAATAATACAAAGATAGTTAAAGCCGTTCCCAATAAGCACGGGTATAATGTTGTAGTATTGTGCAATGGTATTCGTAAATCTGTTAATATTCATAGATTAGTTGCGGCGGCTTTCATTCCGAACCCGGACAACAAACCATGTGTTGACCATATCGACGGTGACAAATCGAATAATAGGGCGGACAATTTGCGTTGGGTTACAACCAAAGAAAATTGTAATAATCCAATAACAAAATCACGCCTAAATAAAAAGATTGGCGAATATATGGTTGGGAGATTAGGCGGATTGCACCAACGAGCAAAACAAATTGCGATGTATTCCATTTGCGGCGATTTGATAAAAACATTCTTATCAGTAAAAGACGCACAACGGGAAACGGGTTTAAATGATAGTAATATTGTTAAATGCTGTAAGGGTATAAAAAAGACTTGCGGCGGTTATATTTGGGCTTATGTATAGGATTAAGGAAATACAAGATAAGTTATTGCACGTCGTCGGTTGGGAACAATCATATAATCCCGCCGAGGCAATCGCCGAGCAATTAACAGAAACCGAAAGCGGGTTATATTTTCAAGGGGCGCACCCGCTTGTAACGTTGGATAATATGGCGGCAATCGTCCCGGATAATTGGGGTTTTCAATACCCGGTTTGGAACGATACAAAGGAATGGAAAGCCGGAACCGTGGTACAATACGCCAACGATGCGGCGGGCAAACCCTTGTATTGGGTCGCTTTGGTTGATAACGTCGCCGAGGTTCCCGCCGAGGGTTCGACCTTTTGGGAGAAATACAATATATTGTCCGACTATTTGGAGCGTTTGACCCGCAACGGAATTTCCACGGCGGTACAAACGTTTACCCAAATAAAGGGGTTGGATAAGGAAACAAAGAACCTATTGGAACGGCGCACGTTCTTTGACGGTGCGGGACGTATTAGAGCGACCCAACCGAACGCACATAAATTGGTTGGCTTTGAAATAATCCCCGTCCGGGCAATGGGAGTTACCGCCCAAATACACCGGGTTGGCTTACAAATGACAGGCGGAACCGGGATTGTGAAATTATACCTTTTCCATAGTTCGCAGATTGACCCCGTAAAGACGTTTGATTTGAATTTTACGTTGACAAATGGCGGCTTTCAATGGTTTACGTTGGAAGATTGTTTTTTGCCGTATATAAGCGACGCAAACAACGCCGGGGGTGCGTGGTTCCTTTGCTACAATCAAGACGATTTGCCCGCCGGAATGCAAGCAATTAACGTGTCGAAAGATTGGAGCCGGGAACCGTGCGGAACGTGTACCGGGTACGGCAATATTGAGGCATGGCGGCAATTGACAAAGTATTTGCAGATTTCCCCGTTTATGTACAACGCCCCGGAAACATTCGCCGAATACCCGGAGTTGTGGGATATAGCGTACACGATGTACACTAATACGCTAAATTACGGGTTGAATTGTGAAATTACCGTTGGTTGCGACCTAACCGATTTTATCGTTGAACAACGGGCGATTTTCCAAACGGTAATACAACGCCAAGTTGCGGCAATCGCTTTGCGCACGTTGGCAATGAACCCCAACGTAAGGGTCAACCGGAACCAATCCAACGCCTCTAAAATGGAAATATTGTACGAGTTGGACGGGAATGTTGAGGGACGCCCCGGCGGTTTGGGTTATGACCTTAAAAAAGCGTTTGAGGCTTTGCGATTAGATACGCAAGGAATTGACCGTATTTGTTTGAGTTGCAACAACCGGGGCGTTAAATACCGGACAACGTAATTGCATTATGGCGGGGTTACAATCAATAATTGATTTGCGCAACCGGGTTAATACATTTAACGATGGGTTGACGTCCGGGTTGATTATACGGGACATAATCGACGACGGAATGACAACGGCGTTTATCATTGATGCCAACGCCGAGGAACAATTATTTGAACAGGGTATTAACCGATTGGGCGTTGACATTATGGATTATCGACCTTATACCCCGCTAACAATAGCCATTAAGGAGGAAAAGGGACAACCGACGAACCGGGTAACGTTACGGGATGAGGGCGATTTTGAGAGTAGTTTTTATTTGGAAGTCGGCGACAAACAATTTGAAATTAAGGCGTCGGATTTCAAGACGGAAGATTTGATAAAAAAGTACGGGCGGCAAATATTGGGATTGACGAACGAAAACATTGCTAAACTGATTTGGCAATACGTTTACCCGGATTTGCTAACCAAAGCAAAAAAAACGATATACGGAAATGGATAAGTTGATATTGAACGCAAAGCCCTTATTAGGGTTTGATAAAGATTATAGGGTTACGGAAAACGGGGATATTATTTCAATGGATTACAGGCGCACCGGAGTACCAAAGAAATTAGCCCCGCAACGTAACATATACGGTTATGCGATTATTAAACTTATGAAAGGCGGTAAAAGTATAACGTATAGAGTACATAGATTGGTTGCAATGGCATTTGTTCCCAACCCGGACAATTTACCACATATCAACCATAAGGACGAAAACAAGTTAAACAACAACCCAAATAATTTGGAGTGGTGCGATAATAGTTATAACAACAATTACGGCACACGTAATAAACGAATTGCAAAAGCCGTTACCAAAGTTTGGGAATTAAGAAAACAAGCGGTTTAATATGGAACGAATACCGATTATAAAGAACCCGGAATTATTCGACCGGGTTATTGCAAATATTCAAAAGGGATTGGCGGACGGGTTGCCGTGGCTTAATTATTCCTTTGGACGTTCGGAACGGTTGGTTAAGTCCATACAAGGAAAACGATATTACACGCCCAATATTTACGTCGGCGGCAATGAATATATGTTGATTGCCCCGGATAGTAATATAGGGAATTTTTCGTTTTTCGTGTTGGACGACCCGCAACAAATTGATTGGTTCCCCGGCGAACAAAACAAATATACAACGCCGTTTTCGGTTATCTTTTGGTTTGATATGCGCACGATAACAAACGACCCCAACAACCGGAATACGGAGGCGGTCAAACAACAAATCATGCGGGTATTGAATGGCGGTATTTGGTTGCGTTCCGGTTCCATGACAATAAACAGAGTGTACGCAAAGGCGGAAAACATATTTGCCGGGTTCACTTTGGACGAAATAGATAACCAATTTTTAATGCACCCGTTCGCCGGGTTCCGGTTTGCCGGGGAATTGGGAATTGATGAAACTTGTTTAACTGATTAAAACAAAGTGTATGCAAGCATTTTTATTTTATACGGTCGTGGTTGCTTTGGTTGCTGCATTCGGTTTGACCTTGTTACGCAAATGGCAGGTTATCGAATGGGTACAAGTCCACGGCAACGAGTTTTTCGCAAAGATGTTTAATTGCGATTTCTGTTTGTCCTTTTGGGCGGGGGTTGCTTTGGCAATCCTTTTGGCGTTTATAACCGGGAACCCGGCATTGTTGTTGGTTCCCTTTTGTTCAACCATGATAACACGTTATTTGCTATGAAAACGGTTAAGATAGGGGAATACACGGTTGAGATATACGACGCAATCGACGAATTACCGATGTTGCGTTTCCATAAATACAATAAAATGTTGTTGGTTGATGCCGGGATTGGTTCGGATTTACAGGATTTCGACACGCATATTGAAAAGGCAATGAGATACGCCCGGAGCAAAACCCCGGAATTGGCGGCAATCGAATTGGATAATATGCGGCAAAACGTGTATTTCATTCAATCCGGGTTAAGCCCGAAATGTTTAGCGTTTGCCGTGTTGGTTAAATCAATCGACGGAACCCCGTACAACGATTTATCCGACGATGGGTTGCAAAAGGTCGTCGATATGTTCGGCGACGTTCCGATTAAAGAGTTGACCGCCCAAATGGAAGCGGTCAAAAAAAAAATAGATGATGAATTGCAAATGTATTTCCCCCGTATGTTCGACGATGCGACGATTAAAGAGTATTACGACGAATTGCGTAACCGGACAATGTTAATGTTGGATGCGATTATAAACGGCGATACAGAGGACAAACGGGCGGAAATTGATAAAATAACGACGATGTTGTTGTTATATAATCGCCCGGTTGTTTTTAGCGGTTCCGATAACATGGAAATTCAGTACGATAAACAATTTGAAAATATGTGTTTAACCATATCGCAACATTTGCACGTACCGGAACCAAAGAAATACACCGTATTGGAGTATTACAACGCATTTGAGCGGATAAAGGAGTTGTTGAAACCAACCAAAAATAAAAACGGCGTCAAATAAGGCGATTTGCGGCGTTGTTTTTCTTTGGTTGATTAACTACATGGAAAAGAAAAGATAATTTAATACGGGGCAAATTGCCCGCAAATAACGTTAAGTATGGCAGATAATAACAACCCTATAAAATATAGCGACCTTGTAAGCCCGGACGATTCGATTACAAAGTTGATAAATCAGTTAGACCAACTTTCCGACGCCTATATGAACACTCTAAAGAATATAAAGAGTGAGGCGATAACGGTTAAGGCTGCATTGGAGGGGGTAAGCGGGGCGACCGAGAACGGACGTAAAACAATCCGGGGGGCGTCCGCCGATACCGACAAATTGACACGGGCGGCAAAGGATTTGGCGTTTGCGGAAAGCGAGAACGCAAAACGGTTGGCGGAATTGAAGCAAGCCCAAAAGGAGGCGAACGAATTAAACAAGTTGACAACCCGGTTGAACCAATCCGCCGAGGGTTCGTATAATCGTTTGTCCGCTCAATACTCAATCAATAAAATATACCTCAATAATATGACGGTTGAGGAAAGGGAGGCGACCGAGGAGGGGCGCAAATTGGTTGCCGAAACAAAAGCGATTTACGAGGAAATGAAACGGTTGCAGGAAGCGACCGGGAAAACGTCGTTAAACGTGGGTAACTATTCCGATGCCGCCAAAGGTTTGACGACCCAAATAGAGAACCAAACGAAACAATTAGCATTGTTACGATTGGAGGGCAAACAAGGAACCGCCGAATATCAGCAATTGAGCAAAGAAACCGCAATATTACGGGATGCGGTCAAGGATGCAACCGCCGAGATTACCCGCATGGCGTCCGATACGTCCAATTTGGATGCGGTATTGAGTTTTGCGGCGGGTGCGTCCGGTGGGTTCGCTGCATTTACCGGGGCAATGGAATTGTTCGGGGCGGAAAGTGAGGACGTGCAAGAAGCGCAAAAAAAGTTACAGGCGGCAATAGCCATTACAACCGGGGTGCAAGCCATACAAAACGCAGTACAAAAACAATCCGCAATTATGTTGGGTATTTCCCGGCTACAAATGGCGGCATTGAGCAAAGCGCAAGTTTATAACCGCCTTGTTACCATGCAGGGAACAAAGGCAACATTGGCGGCTACAATTGCGCAAAAGGCTTTCAATCTGATTGCCGCCGCAAATCCGTATGTTCTTTTGGCGTTGGCATTGGTTACGGTTGTGGGGGCTTTAGTTCTGTTTGCATCTAATACCGATAAATCGGCAAAAAACCAACAAAAACTTAACGAGGCGCAAAAGGTTTGGTTGGATTATCTGGAAACCGAGGCAACCGAAATGAACCGAGTTAGCAACGAACGTGTCGCCCAATTAAACCGGGAATTAAATATTGCCAAAGCCCGCAACGCTTCATTGTCCGAAACCCGAAAGATTGAGGACGAAATATTAGCCGAGCGCACAAAGGCACACAATAAAAGCGTTGGTTTTTACGGTCAAGAATTAGACGATTTGGAAGCGAACCGGGCAAAGTTGAAACAACTAAACGATATGTTGGTACAACTCAATAACGCCAAAGCCCGTGGAGATAAGAAAGTTTATATTGATGTTGATTTAGACGGCAAAATTGATAAAGTCAAGGTTGATGAAGCAATTGAAGCCGTGCAGGGTCAAATAGATAATACCGGGCGGGCGGTTGACATTGCCGTTAATCTAAAAACCGAGGGGGCGGATTTGGACGCCGAAAGGAAAATACAAGCCGCCCAAAGAGCAAACGAAAACCGGAACGCCGCCAAAGCGGAAACGGATATATTGCGCAAAGCCGAGGACGCCCGGATTGCCTTAATTAAAAATTCATTCGACCAACAACGGGCGCAACGTCAAGCCGCCAACGCCCGTGCGATTGCCGACATACAATTGCAGTTGAGGACGGAAACCAATTTAACGGTTAAGGCACGCAAAGCGTTGAACGACCAAATTGTTTTATTACGGGAACAATTGGCGGTTGATATGGTAAATATTGCCAATCAACAACGGGCGGCGGAATTGTCCGCACAACGGGCAACGCAGGATGCCCAAATTGCATTGATGGCAGAGGGGGCGGAAAAGCAACGGGAACAATTGCGGGTTGAGTATGAAAGGCAAATACAGGACATTAACACCCGGTTAGAAACCGAGCGGGGATTAACCGAAACACAGGTTGCCGAATTGCTTAACCAACAATTACTTTTGCAACAACAATACGCAAAAAGTTTGGGCGAATTGAACGACCAAATTACAATCGACCAAATGCAAGCCGCCGCCGACCGGACGCAATTACAATTAGACGCCGCCCGTGAGGGTTCACAGGAGGAAATAAATTTGCGTATTCAGTTGTTACAGCAACAACGGGCAATCGAATTGGCGCAAAACAGGCAATTAGCCGAGGACGTGCGCCAATCGGAGGCGGATATTAACGCCAAATACGATGCCGAGGTATTGAAGCAAACGACCGAGTTAAACCAACAACGGGCGTTAATGCTATTCGACCAAACACAAGCGTTGGAGGCGTCCGAGTTTGATTTAATCCGCAATTCCGAGGAACGCAAAACCCGGTTCCGGTTGGCGCAAGAAAAGGCACGGTTGCAAAAGATTTTAGAGTTGAACAAAGCCGCCGGGGTTAAAATGACGGACGCCGAGGTTAAGACAATCGAAAATACCATTGCGAAAATCGACCAAGAAATTGAGAAAAGCAAAGGCGACGAACGGGGTAACGATATATACGGATTGTTCGGGCTGAATTTGGACGACGACCAAAAGGAGGCAATAAGTACGTCCGTTTCCTTTGCCATTGAGCAATTAAATAGTTTTTTGGATGCAAAGGTACAAGCCGCCGACGCCGCCGTTTCCGCCGCCGACAAAGAGGTTGACGCAAGCCAACGCCGATTAGATGCGGAATTAGAGGCACGGGCGAACGGTTACGCCAATAACGTTGCAATGGCGCAAAAGGAATTAGACGTTGCGAAAAAGAACCAAGAAAAAGCCCTAAAGGAGCAACAAAAGGCACAGAAAGCACAGGCGGCAATACAAACGATACAACAAATTGGAAACCTTGTAACGGCGTCCGCTTTGATTTGGTCGCAATTGGGGTTCCCGTTTGCAATCCCGGCAATTGCTATAATGTGGGGTTCCTTTGCCGCCGCCAAAATCAAAGCCGCCCAATTATCCAAATCAGCCAACGCCGGGGGTTCGGAAAGTTACGGCGATGGTACGGTTGAATTGTTGGCGGGCGGTTCCCACCAATCCGGGGACGATGTGGATTTAGGAACCAAGCCGGACGGAACCCGGAGGCGTGCCGAGGGCGGGGAATTTTTCGCCGTTATCAATAAACGTAATTCCCGCCGTTTCCGCCGTTTAATCCCGGACGTAATAAATAGTTTGAACCGGGGGACATTCCCGCAAAAGTACCTTAATGCCTACAATACCGACGGCGTTAATGTAACGGTTCAACAAAACAACGCACCGGATTTGCGGGATTTGAAAGACGATGTAAGGGAGATAAAGGAACAAAACCGCCGCCGTCGTTACGTCGATGGCAACGGCAATGTTATTGAGGTTTACAAGAATTTGACACGTAAAATTAAAAATTGATATGAACCCGATTTATAGACATTCATTTGTAAATGCGTTTTTGGCAAACGGGGCGATAAGTAGCACGACCGGAAACATTAACGGGAATAATACAAATTTCTATTATACCCGTACTTTTGTCCCGGTTAGTAACGTGTACCCCCGCAAATTGTTTCAGAATTACACGCCGCAAGCCGGGGGCGCATTTTACGACAGCAATAAAAAGATTATCGGCGGTTGGGGGAGCGACCCGACCGCCACAAATACGGAATTTGACATACCGAGCAACGCCGCATATATCCGGTTTAATGTGCATAAATTACAATACGCAAACGGGACGGCATGGTTGAGATTGGGAACGTTGGACGCCCCGAACGTCTTACAAGGTCAAACCGTGCATCCGATTTATAAGGACGATTTGGCAAAGGAGTACGAATTAGAAACCAACCAACGGTTTTATCGTGCCAAATTATCCGGCAAAATTACCTTTGTCCGGGATGATTACGACTATATAAACCGTCAATCGTTCGACAATGAATTTTTGTATTGCATTGAAAAGAGCGACGACGGCGGGCGTACATGGTTCCAATACTTTCAAGGCAAGTTTATGAAAACCGATTGCACGTTTACCGATTACGATAAAAAGGTTGTTGTACAACCGGACGCAATCGACGATTATAACGACGTGTTGGCGGGATTGGAAAAGGAATACAATTTAATAACGTTAGCCCCGTCAATCCAACGTATAACCATAAACAAACGCCCGCTTATTCAAATATATGTTCCGGGCGATAGTATTGTTTCGTGTTTTTTGGGCGGTACGAATTGGGAACAAGACGCAAACGCCACGACCGACCAAAACGCATTAATACAAACCTATCATTTTGCGCTATGTAATATTTTGAAAGAAATACAAATTACGTCGCACGGTTCCCCGGCGGTAATATCCGGGCTTTATACGGGGCGGATGGCGACGGGTGCAAGTGCTGATGTATTTACGGGAAATTTATACCCGGAATTAAATGTAAATTATTATATCTATATTTCACAACAACGAGTTGCGGGCGGGCTACCTATTGGGTTAGCAGTTGTTGAGATACGCCGCCGTTCTGATGATGTGGCAATGTTCCGGTACACAAAAATAACGCAAGAACCTTTTGATACGTTGGAATTTGATTTAACCGCCGTTGAGGGTTCCGGCGCAACGGGTACGATGCACGCCGATATGAAAAGTTATAATATTTACGCCCGGTATTTGGTTGATGTGGAAAAAATCGACGATTTAGATACATACCCGTTGCCGTCCGAGGACATTGTAGATAATAACAGAAATTACCGCCGGGCAATTGGTTACGCAATCGACGTGGCGTTTATATCTAACAACTTTTCAGATACGCCGACCGAGTGGGGATTAGCGGACAACGGAAAGTATTTTGCGCCGCCTTATTCCATATACGGGCAAACCTTTTATCCAATCGCCCGTTCAACGTGGCGTTATGCGTCGTTGTGGTTTGGGTTTTATTTGATGGATTGGTTGTTAGAGGAAAAAGCCCGAAAAGCATATACTTTGCGGGATGCGTTCCCGGTTGCCTCTTGTATATCCGTTTTGCTCAATCAGATTGCGCCCGGTATTACCCACGCAGCCACGGCGGAATACAGCCAATTTTTATACAGCGGTAACAACCCAATATCCGGGTTGAATTTCCGTTTGCTTGTATCACAGAAAACCAATATTATAAACGGGGAATATCAGCAACCCGCACAAAAAGCCCCGACAACCTTACAACAATTTACCAATATGTTACGGGATTGTTTCAAGTGTTATTGGTTCATTGAGGACGGCAAATTTAAAATCGAACATATCCAATATTTCCGCAATGGCGGTTCCTATTCCGGCGGGGCTATATTAAGCCACGATTTGACAAAGGAATTGAATTTGCGCAACGGGAAACCGTGGGCGTTCAACACGTCGGAATATTCGTTTGATAAGGTCGATTTGCCGGAACTTTACCAATTTGAATGGATGGACGATGTTACGGCGGCTTTTGAGGGATTGCCGATACAAGTAATTAGCAAGTATGTAACGCCCGGAAAGGTTGAGGAAATTAATATATCAAATTTCACGTCCGATATTGATATGATGTTGTTAAACCCCGGCAACATGAGTTCCGACGGGTTCGCCTTGTTTGCCGCCGTTCCGCCAACGTCCGGGTCGCAATGGATATTGCCATTTACCCGCCAAACAATAAACGGCGTCGAATACTTTTTGCAAAACGGATATTTGGCGTTTATCAATTTGCAATCCCCGTATTGGATGTATGATTTACCCGCCCGTCGTGTATCAATAAACGGTTCCGAGGTTTACGCATACGGTATTGAGAGAAAGAAGAAACAAACGTTTAGTTTTCCGGCAAATGACGACCCAAACCCGATGCAACTAATAAAAACGTATATCGGTAACGGTCAAGTTGATAAATTAAGCGTAAATTTGTGCAGTCGTTCCATTAAAACAACTTTGAAGTATGACACCGAATAACAATTTGTCTGTATTGCCGTTTTATGAAAGTCCGCAATACCAAGATTATAAAAAATCGTATGCGTATGGCGATGTTTACCCGTTATTTACGCCTATAAATAAATTATTGCCGTTTCAAATCATACGTCCGACCCGCACTAATTCGATTGCATGGGTGCGGATTTACGATTATAAATTAACCCGTTTATTGGCAGATATAACAACGATGATGAAAGAAACCGGATTGCAGATTGTCCGGTTTGCTAATTACGGTTATGATGTTATTGTTTATCCGGGATTATTGCCGTTATCTTTGGATTTACCGGAGGGGCGATATATGATTGCTATAAACGACGGCGCACAAACGTTTTATTCGGACGTATTTACATGGATTTCCGGGGGAATGGATGGTTATTTGTGCATTGAATGGAGCGACGCCGCCAATATGGAGGTTGACGGCGGACAAATCGTTTACGAGGGCGTCCAATTCAAAAACCGGGTTTACGTTTGTGCCGAGTTAGGAAAGCCGGAATACAAGTTTGAGGAAGAGGGCGAAGAACGGGACGGGTATTTTTTCCCCGAAAAACAAATATCTGAAAAGACGTTCCGGTTTATCTTTTTAGCCCCCGAATACCTTTGCGACGTAATGCGATTAATCCGCATGAGTGATTTTGTAACGGTTTACAGTCAAGGCAGGAAATACGATTGCGACACGTTTCTAATTACCCCGAAATGGCAAACGCAAGGTAATTTGGCGTCGGTCGAATGCGAATTTGAGTGCGCAACGGTCGTTAAGAAAATCGGACGGGGCGTTATTCCAACAACCGGGGGCGATTACAATAAAGACTTTAATAATGACTTTAATAACAATGATGTAGTTTAATTTTTATCAGTATGGGAAATTACGAAGAATTGAAAGCCGCCGTTGCGTCCGTTATTAAGACGAACGGCAACCAAGAAATTACGGGGGCGGTTTTACAAAACACGCTTACAAATTTGATTAGTCAAGTTGGAGCGAACGCCACGTTTGCCGGAATTGCAACCCCGGACACCACACCCGGAACGCCCGACCAAAATGTTTTTTACATTGCGGGGAAAAGTGGTACATACGCCAATTTTGGCGGGTATAGAGTAGCCAAAAACGCCGTTGTGTTTAATAATGTTTCGGGCAGTTGGGTTGTAACCGAGTTAGATATTTTGAGTAGTGAATTTGGAAATAGTGCGGTTTACGATATGGCGTATAGCGGTTATTTATCCGTTGATTTAGGGCATCTGTATAACCATGCCGGAGGAATAGGTAGTTATATTTCGTCAACCAAATGGGACGCAATAACGTTGAGAATATACAAGCCAACCGGAAAATTGGAAGTACAAGGCGCAAAGGTTTCTTTCTTTGTATTCTTTGATGAACCCCGGATTAAGTCAACGTATTTGGAAAGCAATACAACCGGAGTTATTCCAGCAGGCGCAAAACTTTGTGTAATGGATTTAGCGAAAATCAACAACCCGGACGGGTACGCAAATTTGAGGGTACGCCAAGACGGAAGCGGAGCCGACCAAGACGAATTATTCAACGTTTCGCAAGCCTCTTTACAAATTGCGTCCGACGTTTACGGTATGGCGGTTAAATTTGACGACCAAGACGTTACGCCCGCACCCGTAACCGGACAATGGTTTGATCCGAACGTTGGTTTAGTGACAAACGCCAATTACAAATATTATAAATTGGACGTTTCCGGGTATGAGGGTAAAGTATTACACGTATATACGCATACAAACGGGACAATGTGGAGTTTGTCGCTTACAAAAGAAAATGATGTTGTTATTGCAAAGTATGGTTATCGTGTAGTAGACGACCCCCAAAAAATAGACAAAATGGTTTACGTTCCCATTGGCGCAAAATATCTGTATGTAAATGCGCAAGTTGCATATACGGGGGCATTCATTAAAACCACGAAAGCGGAATTAAACACAAATTACATTGACTTTGCCCCGGTTGCCCTAAAAATGCGGGACGTTGCAACCTATATTTCCCGCCCGTTGTTAATCCGTGACCATTTCGGGCAATTGTCCGGCGGTGCGGACGATAACGGCAATATTTACCCGTCCAGCAATTTTGATATTGCAATTATCAGGTTGTTATCAAAAAAACAATTGGTTGTTGCAGGCGCACCCGTTTATTATTTCATGTATTATAGTTCCGACGATTTGAAGAATGAAACATATTTAGGAGCCAACACAACCGGAAATTATATTGCGGGTGCGGAATATTGTTTGTTGTTGTTCAGAAAATCAGATATACCCAACGGCATTACTTATAATCAAATATTCGTTGAGCAGGACGGAACGGTTACAAAGAACGCCGACGTATTAATGAAAACAGAATTGCAACCAATAGACCAAATAAGCGTTACGCCGGGACGATGGATAAATTCAACCGGGGGCGTTTCTGAAAATCCAAACTTTCATTATACCCGTTTTGATATTACGGACGTATTGGGTAAATATTTGGTATCGTCCGGCGTTGGCGGTTCAACAACTTTGTCTTTGGTTCATTATTACGATGTGTCAAACAATTGGTTAGGGTCGCAATACCCGGTACGAACCCCGGCGGGAAGTTCGGCAATAATAACCGACCAACCGTTAACAATTCCGACGGGAACGGCTTATATATTAGTAAATGCCACCATTTCACTTACTCCAACATTAAAATTGCAAAGTAAAGGCGAATATTTCGATTTTCAACAAATGGAAAACGATATTGCCTATATTAAGGGAGGCAAAAAAATGATTAAGTTACATTTGTACGATACGGAGCCGCCCATAGGCTTAATTTTCTATTTGCGCTCACAATACAATGATACAAAGGATATTTTATTAGCCTATTATATAAATTATAACGGCATAATTTCCCCAAATGCGGCGTATGTTGGTTTGAATACATTAACCGATGCGGAGTTAATGACACCCGCAAACCTTGTATCATCACATTCAGATAGTACAGCCCCGTTGTTCCAAATGCAATTATATTGGCATTTATACGCCCAACATGGTTATATTATCCCGGTTGTGCCTAATACGGGTAATTTAACGACCGCTGATATTGGGGCATTGTGGAAAGACCAATTAGATAGGCAATATAATATCGGTAACGTTGTTGGTTCGTCAATCTATTTGTTGCCTATTATTACAAGAGGAGCCGAGGGCGAAGATACAAGGGGATGGAAAACGCCGTTAAATCCGGTTATCACTTCATTAACACATGTAAGCGGGGGCGTTGTTACCGCACCAATAACCGTGGCGTCACAAGGTACGGCACAATTGCGCCCGATTATGAGCCACACTAACCGCAAATTTTATATCGACGGGCGGGAAATAACCGAGGCAGGCGATTATGAGGGCGACGATTTTACAGTATCAGAAAGCCAAATAGGTTACGACCCGGCAACGGTTAACAAATGGTTCCCAACGCCGGGCGTTGTAGGACAACCGGATTTAACCGGGGCTTTGGAAATGGCACGGTTTACGTGGTCGTACAACTTCAAAGGTGCGCAATGTTGCGTTAACACAACCATTGATATACGACGCAAGGTTGAGGCGCAAAGTTACGGAGCAACCCAACAACAAACGTTCTTTGATAATGGCAATTATAAGGCAATGTTTATGATACCAAAAGCCGCACCGCAAAGCGGGGTTGATTTGGAAAAGCCGTTTAATTCGCCCGCCACAAGTTCACGTGGTTACGAATTTTATAGGAATACAACGTATTTGCGGGACGTTGACAAACCGATTGACCGATTGATTGCCATGTTGCACAACCCGAACGATAACACGTATTTGGTTGGTATGGCGGCGGGTTTATCGCTTGTAAGCGGGGAAACCGTCCCGGCTAAACGTAACGCCAACATTCCAATCGCAACCGATACAAGCAACGGACACCAACGATTAGGAAGTTTTAGCCCGTCAAATACGAATAAGTTCTATATTGCGGCGGTCAATACCGCCCCGTTTGCCGATGATAATTATAATTTCCCCAATACCTACTTTAAGGAGATTAATTATTATGTGTCGTATTTTGACCCGGCGGCGAACCCCGGACAATTGTATTGGTATAAAGACGGCAATAGTTACGTTATATACTCACATTGCCAAACCGTACAAAACCGGGTTGCGTTGAATTTACCGGAGTTTATGGAGGGGTTGAGCGTTGAGATAGTGGAACAAACAGATAACGCCGTATTGTTGACGGAAACGATACAGAACGGAAAGTTGTTTGTAAGTTACAACACGGACGACGCCAATTACATTGTATTGCGAACGAAATAGTAACAAGCCGGGGGAAACCCCGGCACAAACTTTTTAATAGTATGGATAAACTTTTTACGTGGGAACAATGGCGCATGATATTTGCAACGTCATTAAGTCCTATTTTAGCCTATTTAACCCCAACGGCGGGATTTATGTGCGCATTGATTATAATGTTTGCTTTCAATATTTGGGCGGGTATGCGGGCGGATGGGGTAAGCGTAAGGCATTGCAAAAACTTTCGTTTCAGTAAGTTTAAAAACGCATTGGCGGAATTGCTTTTGTATGTTACCATTATACACGTTATTTATTCGGTAATGCTGCAATGTGGCGATAATGAAGCCGCCAAAGTAGTAATTAAATCGCTTACTTATGTTTTTATGTATGTGTATTTGCAAAACGCATTCCGCAACCTTATTAAAGCATATCCCACAAAGGTTGCGTTGCGTATTATTTATCACGTTATCCGGTTGGAGTTTACACGGGTATTGCCGGGATATTGGCAACCGATAATTGAGAGATACCAACGGGAACACGATAGCGATATTATTAACGATAAAGAAAAGGAGGGCGAACAATGAACCAAACAGAGATTTTAAAGTATTTGGAGGGGCAAAAAACAACCCGGACGATTACGGATTTGATTGTACATTGCACCGCAACCAAGCCGGGCGCAAAAGTCAACGTTGATGTTATCGACGGTTGGCACAAAGAACGGGGATTTAAGAAGCAACCCCAAAGCGGGCGAATTTGCGGTTATCATTTTGTTGTATTGCCGGACGGGACGATTGAAACCGGGCGTTATCTTTCCGAGATTGGGGCGCACGTTTCCGGGCAAAATTCCCGTTCTATTGGTATTTGTTACGTTGGCGGATTGGATGCCAACGGCAAAGCCGCCGACACACGCACCCCGGAACAAAAGGAGGCGTTAATATGGTTATTATCCCGATTAGTTGTTATGTTCCCGGATGCAACGATTAAGGGACACCGGGATTATTCCCCGGATTTGAACGGCGACGGTATAATTGAACCGTGGGAGTATATCAAAGAATGCCCGTGTTTTAATGCGGCAATTGAATATAATAATATTTGAGAATGAAAAAGTATATAATATTGGCGGCAATCATTATGGCGGTTGCCGCCGCCTTTTGGGTGCAACAAAGCCGTATTAAGCAATTGACGGACGAACGGGATAAATACCGGAGTAATACCGAAACGTTGTTGCAGGACGTCCGAACCTATCAAACAAAGGATAGTTTGAACGCCGCAAAGGTTGGAAATTTGGAGTTGAAATTATCCGAATATAAAAAGTACCGGGCGGATGATGCGGCGTTAATCAAATCGTTGCAGACAAAAAACCGGGATTTACAAAGGGTTACGACGGCGCAAATGGAAACGATTAACGAATTGCGGGCGAACGTCCGGGATAGTATTGTATATTTGCCCGGCGACACGGTTACGACAGTTTTACATTGTATTGAGTATTTCGACAAATGGGTTGATTTTGACGGTTGTATTATAAATAATACGTTTTCGGGCAAAATTATAACACGGGATAGCCTTTTAATAACGGAAAGTGTACAATATAAACGTTTTCTTAATTTCCTATGGAAAACAAAACGGATAAAAAACCGTGAATTTGATATTGTTTCAAAAAATCCACATACAAAAATTACCGGGTTTGAGGTTATAACAATAGAAAAATAACTATATTTGCGGCAAACGGGGATAGTTCGGAGTAGCTACCGGATGAAAAAAGATGCAACCACTTTTCCCCGTTTCCCTTTTTTGGTTGCTTACTTAAATGGTTGTATAATGGAAATTTGGAAAGATGTACCCGGATATATAGGGTTGTATAAAGTGAGTAATTACGGGCATGTAAAATCTATTAAGAAACAATTGGTTTTGAAAATATGCGGTTCCGGGAATAGATATAAAACCGTTGCTTTATGTAATGGGATGCGCAAAACGTTTCGATTACATAGATTAGTTGCGGCGGCTTTCATTCCGAACCCGGAAAACAAACCATGTGTTGACCATATCGACGGCGACCGAGCCAATAACCATGCAGATAATTTGCGTTGGGTTACATATTTGGAAAATAATAATAATCCTATTACGAAAAAGCGATTGAGCGAAAATAACGCAAAAAATATGCAAGGTAAAGAGGGCGTATTGCATCCAAATTCAAAACCCGTTAAGATGATGAAAAACGGAATTTGCTTCAAAACATATCAATCTATCCATTTAGCCAAAAAAGATGGGTTTAACGATACATTGATAATTCGATGTTGTAAAGGGCATATGAAAAAACATAAGGGTTATAATTGGGAATATATATAATAGACATAACAAAGGGGTTGTAACAAGGCGTTGCAACCCCTTTTTCTATTGAGCCATTTTTAGCCCGTTTCCGGGCATTTTATTTCAAAGTGGATAATTTACCCGTCCCGCTTGCAAAAGTCGCTTAAATAGAAAATTCCAAGAAAATAACTCTTTTGGAACCAAAAACAAAACTTTTTGCAGTTTAAGCCAAAAATAAAAGATAAAACCTTTGGTAATTAAAATAAAGGTTGTATATTTGCATCATCAAACAAGAACGACCGGGCGTTTTCCCGGAAAATAGAGAGCGAAACAATGAATACTCAAAGCATTTATAACGGATTAGATTACACAACAAAAGAGATTAACCGCAATTTCAAAATTAAGGTAAACGGAATTGTAAACGGCAAAAAGGTTAATGTATTGGTTGGCGTGTCCGGTTTAATAAAGATTGTCGGCGACATTAAGTTAGTCAATTGCTTATTAAAACGTGCTTTCAATTGTTACGGAGACAAAGAGGTTTGCAAATTGCGCCGAGGCGTTAAAATCACTTTCTATTATCAGTAAACAACGACGGGGCGTTTTCCCCAGAACAATATAAATTTTCAATCATGGCAAAGTACATTTTAGTTAAGAAAGTAAAGGGAAAGAAATACGAGTACCAAGTTATTGACGTTGATAGTAAAGCGATTGTTTCAAAAAGAACGTCCGCCCGTGATTATGTGGCGTGTACCGCCGACGGTTCGTTTTATTTCGGGCGTTTGGATTTAATCGGGAAAGGCGACCACGGCAAAAGATTGAGCCATACGGCGGCAATATTGGCAAACCCGGAGGCGGCATATAAAAAACAAGTTGCATACTTTACGCCGGATTATCGGAGTAAATGGATAGCCGAAAACCCCGCCGAACAATGGATTGCCCGAAACGTTGAATATGCGACAAAGGAAAAAGAGAGATTAAACGCAATTGCGTATTTGCAGTAATAACCAAGCCGGGGGCGCAATCCCCCGGCATAACCATTTAGAGCGATGAACAAAACGAAACGTTACCGATTAAGTCAAGATATGTATAAGATAATCCAAAATGCAAACGGCGGGTTATTTTTGCTTTATACCCGGCACAATCCCGGCGATGTGTTGAACCTATTGTTAGACGGCAACGATATTGGGTTGACGTGCCGAGTTGAGAGCCGACACGACCAATATTATAAGTATTGCAAAGTAATTACGGAGGGCGTACAATGAGCCGTAACAGAGAGCGACAACAAGAATTGCAGCCGGGGCGGGTCGATTACGCCCGTACCCGGTTGGAGGCGTTGGGCTATCCGGTTATGGAGGTCAACGCCACGACCTTACAATTTACTTTCCGGGGTTCCCCGGTTACATTATACCCGTATTCCGGTTGGTTTACCGGGCGCACCGTTACCGATGGACGGGGAATTAAGAACCTATTAAAACAAATACCTATGCGATTTGCATTAAGAAAACAAGAAAAGATAAAAGCGTATTTTGAGCCAAACGGGGACGAAATATTGAACCGGATAAAAGAAAGTTTAACCCGGTATTTTTCCGCCGACCGTTCGGATTTCCCGGAGGGATTGCGGGACATTGAAAGCGATTATAACCAATTGCCGGGGGAACCATACCCAACCATTGCGATAAACGACGCCGGGAACCCGGAACGTATGATTGAGTTTTATGTTACCGGGAAACAATACGACGTTTACCACGTCGCATTTAAAGGATTTACAAAGGGTTGATATATGGCAATGATAAAAAGAAATTGCGATAATTGCGGCAAAGAATATAACGCCGATACCCGGAATTTACGCCGGGGTTGGGGACGTTGTTGTTGTAAGAGTTGCGCCGCCCAATTGAGAGAAAAGAATAAACCCGGATATAACCCGGAACGGGTCGCCCTAAACAATGCACGCCGGGAATGTTGGACGGATTGCCCGGAACCGGAACGTTACCCGTTAAGTTATGACGGGGCGGATTTCGACCAATGGAGGGGATTGTGAATTTGGAATACATGATTAAAAGAGAAACCCCCGACGCAATGAAGTAACGCCGGGGGTTGGTACGCAGTAACCGAGAGCGATGTTGTAAGGTTATGCGGTGCAACAAAATTAGTGCTTTTTATCTGTATTACAAGCATCCAACATTGAATAAATAAAATATTAAAAGATTTTATTTTTGGTAATATAGATTTTATTTGTACTTTTGCAGAAACAAAAACCCACCGGGGGATTACCCGGCAAAGATATGAGAATAAAAGAGAGCGATTTATTAAAACAATTGGCGACCGATAGCGGGAAAACAGCCAAACAAGTTTCCGAAATTGTCGTTTCGGAATTACTCAAAAACAAAGTTATTGAGGACGACCCGGACAATTGGGGCGTTTCCGTTTTCGATGCAATAAACGAGGACGTAACCGAGGAACAAACCGCCAATTGTTATGCGGCTATTTCCGAGGCGTTGGGCGTGTATCTGAAACGGGTATATTTCATTGTCCCGGATTTGGATTTAATGGGTAACGACGATTGCCCGGAATGCGGCGGCGAAATGGAAGTTACCGACGGGGAATATAAACAGACCGGAGGCGACGGATATTTGACCCCGCCGGAATATACCGCAATTTGGGAGGAAATGACGTGTACGCATTGCGGACACAAAGAGAGCAACGAACCGAGTTATTAACAATAAAAGACTAAAGAAATGGCAGAAATGACGAAATTAAGAGTAAACGAGGCAATCGCACGGGCGCAAACCGCCGGAATTAAAGTTTATAAAAAAGAGGTTGCCGCCCGGTTATGGGAGGGACGCACCGAAAGCGCACAACAAGTTAATATGACTAACTTATGTAACGGTACGACTAAACAGATACGCCCGGAATGGGTTGTTATCATTTGCGAAATGTGTAATTGCACCCCTAATTATTTGTTTGGTTATGAAGAATAACGGGTTACAATGGTTTGAACGCATGGCGGACGTTATGTTTTCCGATAGGTTCCAAGCGAAAGCGATTATTGCGACATTTGGGACGTTGGGCGTTGTTTGTCTGATTGGCGCATTTTGGAACCCGTGGCAATTGATGTTTGCGGGTCTGTGTGCCGCAATGGTATTATGTGGATTTTCAGAATTAAAAAAGAGTAGAAAATGAGAGCGAACAAAAAGAAACCGGAAAACCCGGTACAAAAGACGGTTGAAAGTTTGGGAGCCGTTCCCGCCGACCAATTCCCGGAAATTACCGAGGAACAACAACAAATAATCCCCCCGTTTGAAGCGGTCGAGGTTGAGCAACCAACCGGAATATTTGAGATATTACCGGGCATGACGGTTGAGGAAATGACGGCAATGTTTTTTGATGAAAAAACGTTGATTGAACCCCCGTATAAGGTTTGGCAATTGAATAGCAAGGGACACCGCTATTATTACCGATACGACGACAACGGGAACCCGGAGTTTTTCCCATCAGTTACAACGATATTATCCCAAACATTGCCAAAAGCCCCGCATTTGATACAATGGATTGCCAACAAAGGTATTGAGGAAGCGGAACGATACAAAGGCGAACGGGCGGCGTATGGTACATTCATGCACGCCGCATTTGAGGAATTATTAATTAACCGGGCTTATGATTTGGACGGACTGAAAGGCAAACTAAAAGAATATATTGAGGTTTACCGATTGCCGGACGACTTTATTTATTACGCCGACGATTTGAAAAAGGACGTATTGGCGTTTGCTCAATTCGTATTGGATTATGATGTACGCCCGTTGGCGGTTGAAATTGCGTTAGTGCATCCGTATTACAAGTATGCCGGAATGATTGATTGCCCGTGTACCATGTTGGCAAAGATTGGCGGGGACGAACGTATTAACGCAATTGTCGATTTTAAGAGCGGGCGCAAAGGCTTTTACGAAGAAAGCGAGATACAATTAGGAATGTACCGGGATATGTGGAACGTCAATTTTGAGCAATTCCCCGTTACACGTATTTTCAATTTCAGCCCGAAAGATTGGCGCAAACGTCCGTCGTATAATCTGAAAGAACAAACGGATAGCCCCAATATACGGAAAATCCCGTATCTGTTAGAGATTGCAGCGATTGAGGACGAAAAGAAAGACAATGCGTTTACGTCGGTTAATGGTATGGTATTGTTGGATAACGCTCCGGATTTGACGCAAAACGTAATATCGTTATCGTTGGCGGAATTGATTAAAACGAAAGCCCCAAAGGAGGCGACCCCGGACGAAAATACGGACGCCGCCGAGAAAGTCAAGGCGGACGCACCGGAACCGGAAAAGGAGCTAAAGAAAACAATCATTGTTAAACGTGCGCCCAAAAAGGCAAAGGAGCCGGAAAAGAAAGCCACCACGGGCAAAACGACCGCAAAGCGGGGTAATGCCACGGAAAAGAAAGTAAAGCCCGCAAATGAGCCTAAAAAGCCCAAAAATGAGAGTAGAAAAAAAATGTTGAACGAAGACCCCGAAATTTGAGATATGAAAAAGATTAAAATAATTACGAGTTCGTCCGAATTGGAACAATTCGTTAATAGAACGGATATAGAGGTTATCCAAATGGATATAAAAGCAGTTGAGCAAAATTATTTTGCGCAAGAATGGTTTATTGCTGTTATTTTTTATACGGAAGGCAATAAATGTATTTCAAACTTACTAAGTAGCACTTTGATTAGTACGAGATTGCGTAATGTGTTGGAAGATTTTAAAAAACATAATGGAGATATGTTTTTAAAAGATATTCAACCGATAAACTTATTGAAATATCGAAATGCTGGTAAAAATACTATTGATGAGTTTTCAAGTATATTAAAAAAAATAAGATGAAAGGAAGAATAAAACGACCGGAGGCGCAACAATCCCGTTTGATATTGCCCCGTGTCGGTCAAATAAAAATCGGTATGAAAAACGCAAACGGTTATCCGCAAAGCGTTGATTACTTCATACCAACCGGGAAATATGCCGGGTTGTTTACGCAAGCATACGGCGAAAAGCCGCAAACAATACAAATTGTTTTCCCGGACGACGACCCGGCAAAAGTATGTAACGAGCGTTACGAATACCGGGACGACGACGGGCGATTGATTGCGGCGGGCGATGGCGATACGTTCCAAGTATGGGACGGAAAGAAATACGAAACGTTGACAACGGAGAAATACCCAAACTTAATGCAGTCGATAACCAAGCGTTACCCGAACAAAAAGAGCCGCCAACCCGATTGCGACGGTTGGGAGGTTACATTAACGCTAAACTTTATTGTTCCGTTGGTTCGTGGGGTTGCCGGGGTTTGGCAATTCGCCACAAAAGGCACGGCGTCCACAATCCCGCAAATCCGGGAAACGTTCGACGGTATGTTAGAGGAACGGGGATTTTGCAAAGGCATTATCTTTGATTTGAACGTACAATTTGCCACAACTCAAAAGCCGGGAGACCGTTCCCGCTTTCCTGTTGTCTCATTGGTTCCTAATGAAAGTGCGGATAATGTTTTGAAAGTGCGCAAAGCGTGGGAACCTGCAAAGCAATTGGATAATGAATAAAAAATGCTATATTTGCGTCGATAAAACAAACGACTACCACCGTTTGCAAAGTATTGCTAATTTATTTAGCGCAAAGCCCGTTTTCCGGTGTGTGGTAGCCCGGATTGCGGGCTTTTATATTTTAATTATGGATTTTATTATAAAAAACAAATGGATTAACGAATTGCATTTGAAAGGTAATAAGTTAATGTTGTATGCAATGATACACGCCTATTGTGTTAGATATGGCGAGTATTCAAAGGGTATTTTGTATTTATCCAAATGTTTAGGGATAAACAAAAGCACTGTAATTGATTGCCTTAAATGGTTATGCGAAAAAGGATTATTAATAAAATCAGTTCAGCCCGTAGCAGAACCGGATGTTTATAAAATATCAATATTATGAAATACACGATATTAATAAACCAATATGCCGCCGTTAATAGCGGTTTAGATTTAGATTTAATAGATTTGGCGATTTTTGATTTTATAAAAGATTTCGCCAATTGTGCAAGTTGCGTTAAGATGCACACCCCGGAGGGAATATATTTTTGGATTTCCCACAAGTTAATATTGGAAGCAATGCCGTTATTGAATATAAAGACAAGTCAAGGCATGATAAAGCGTATTGATAATTTGATTAAAGCCGGAATTTTACAAAAACATCCTAATTGCGAATTGTATAACAAAACTCTGTATTGTTTTGGTGAAAATTACGAGTTACTAACATTTACCGAAAAGGCAGCAAGGATATTAACCGGAGTTGATACCCCTAAACAAAAGTTGATGCCCCCCATAAACGAAAGTTTAGGGGTACCCATAAACGAAAGTTTAGGGTATAATAGTAATAATATAGATAATACAATAAATGATAATGAGAATACCCCCAACAACAATGTTGTCGGGGAATTATTCCCGGAAGAACAAAAGGTTGAGGAACCAAAGGAGAAAAAAACGTTATTCCGTAATTCCGACGTTTACAAAATGGTTAAATTTGAAAACGGCGTTGGCGTGGATTATTCAGAGTTTGAAAGTAAGTTTGCGACACCGGAATTTGAAAAGGTCGATTTGGTTTATTACTTTCACACGGTTAGCGATTGGAGCGACCAAAAGAATATGAAACGTACTAAAAACGGTTGGTTGGCGACCGTCCGCAATTTCATACGGGGGGACGTCGAAAAGAAAAAGTTGCATTTGAAACCCGAATACAAAGCCCCAACGCAAAGATTGAACGTTGCCGGGGCTATTGAGTATTTGAAAGATGATTATTAACATGGAAGCATTACCCGAAAAGACAAACAGATTGCCACAAACGTTGCCCGAAAAACGACAATCCGCCGCCGTTTTGCTTTATAGCGGAACGGCAAAAGCAATTGACGTTCGCCGGGCGATGGTTGAGTTACCGGAGGTTGCCAAAGCATTAACCCCGGTTGAAAAGTATATTTTCGTGGCGTCCACAAAAAAACAGATTGCCGAGATTGACGACGAAACGTTGATTGCCAAAACCGGGCAAATGTTCCGGTTTATCGCAATGGACGTGGGGTTTATCATTCCCACGGAAAACCGGGACGATTGGACGTATATTTGTACCCGGTTGTTGGATTTGCTAAAACGATATTATTCGCAATTAACATTATCCGAGGTTAAATTAGCGTTTGAATTGCTGATTACCGGGGAATTAGACGACTATTTGCCAAAGGATAGGGACGGCAACGCCGAACGGAAACATTACCAACAATTCAACGCCGATTATTTCGCAAAGGTATTGAACGCATATTGCCGGAAACAAAACCAAGTTATCGGCAAAGCATATACAGCGTTGCCGGAACCGAAAAAGGAGTTAAGCCCGGAGCAAATCCGGTATTATCGCAATCAATCGGTTATGACTTGTTTAATGTGTTTTATGCGCTATAAATATACCGGGCGTTTAGTGTTTGGATTAACCGACGAAATGTTTGTTTATAATTGGTTGTTGGGCGTTGGGTTAGCGGATGAAGTGAAAGAAACCGAGGACGACCGGAAAGAAGCGTATAACCGATTTTTGGCACGTGCCGCCCGTGGGTTCGTTAATGAATTTACGGTTTATCACGTTCGTAAACAAGGAACCCAAAGCCCGGAAATTGATTATACAGCCTTTGAGGTTGCCCGGCGTAAAGAGATTAAACGGACTTTCGACCGGATGATTAAGGACGAAATTTATATTTACCATTATTTGAAATTTGAAAAATGAAAATAGATTGTATTATTGGGATTGACCCCGGAGCCGCCGGGGGTATTGTGGTTTGGCGACCCAACCACAACGCAACGGCAATTAAGATGCCTAAAGACATTAACGAGATACGGGATTTTCTGAACTATTACAAAGAGATTTGTACACCGATTATCTTTTTGGAAAAATTGAGTGTTCGCCCGGATGACGTAACGGTTGGCGATACCGGGGCAAACATGGGTAAATTGTACCGCATACAAAAGATGTTGCAAAACTTTGAGCATTTGAAAGCCATTATAACCGTCGCCGAAATACCGTTTGTTTTGGTTAATGCGATGAAGTGGCAAAACGACCTTAAATTGCGTATTAAGGTAAAAGGGAAAAAGGAGGAAAAGGCAGACCGCAAACGACGGTTCCGGGATATTGCCGGGAAATTGTACCCGGAGATTACCCCGGCGTTGTGGAATGCGGACGCAACGTTAATAATGCACTTTGGACGGTTCATTTTGCAGAATAACCCCCGTTGGGTTTTGGAAAATTTGCCCCAACAAATGCACAACCGTTTATTTTAAGCCCGTAGGGACGTTTAATTATTCAAATGGTTACTTATATGGCAGACGAAACAAAAGCCCCGCAAATCGAAAATCCCGAAAAAATAACGGCAAAAGATTTGGCGGAAATGGTAAAACAGATGCGGCACAACCAACGACGTTGCCAACGGAACCCAACCCCGGAAAAATTGGCAACGTTGGAAAGTTGGGAATGCAAAGTTGATGCGGTCGTTGCTGTATTGACCGATACACAAATGAAATTGTTTTGATAATGGACGAAATGGATTATATCTATTTAGGCGACCGATTGACCCGCCCGGAATTGCGACGTATGCCGTGCCGGGCGGTTCGTCGTTCCGATGGTAAATGTATAAGAGGGCGCAACGGTAATATGTTAGTTGAGTTTGGCGGCGTGGGTAAATGCGTTGTTTTGGGGCGATTATTGCGGAAAATAAAAAAATAGCCGAAAATAAAAGATAAAAGTTTTGGTAATATAAAAACTATACGTATATTTGCGGCATGATAATAACACGACCGGGCGTTTTCCCGGTAACTATAAAAACAAAATAGTATGAGAGCGAAAACAAGTATTTTCGATTTTAGTTTTATTCCAAGCGGTTACGGACATTATAAAGTAACTTATACGTCCCCCGTTACCGGGAAACAATGGACGGCAACAACAAACGATATGCCGTTAATTGACGCAACAAAGAACGCCGACGAACCCAAACGCCGGGATTTAGAAACACTTAAAAGAGTTTGCAAAAATGGATAAGGACGAATTGGGAGCCGTGCGGCACGCAATGACGGCAAAAGAGTTGGACGACCTATATAAGCGATTGGAAAACTTTATTGCTGATTGTACCCGGTTAGAGGTTGACGCCAACCGGGATGCACTTAATAAAGTGCAAACCATGATACACCAAAGAATGAGATTAACAAAATAGTAATAACCGCCGGGGGGAACCCCGGCATAAACAATTAGAGCGATGTATATTAAGAAATTGGAATTGTTGAATTTTCAAGTTATCAAAGAGTTCAACGCAGATTTTGAGGGTAATGTATATTTCATTACCGGGGACAACGAGTTAGGCAAATCAACCCTATTAAAAGCAATCGGCGCAATGTTGACCGGGAACCGGGACGCCGTGTTGAAAAATGGAGAGGACAAAGGATTTGCAAAAATGGTAGTAGGTAACGACGGCGAAAATTACGAAGTCGAATTAAAGTTTACCAAAGCCAACCCACGTGGGACGTTATCCATAAAATCACAAACAACCGGGATGCGTTCGGATAACGTTTCAATGTTGCAAAAGATTTTCGGCTACCAAGATTTTGACGCCGTGGAGTTTTCCCGTTGGAGTGAAACCGCCGAGGGACGCCGCAAACAAATTGAGGTTGTAAAGGCTTTGTTGCCGGAAAAGGTGCGCACCCGAATTGCAGAAATTGACGCCGAGGTTACGACCGTTAAGGACAAACGAAAGGACGCCAACGCCGAGGTTAAGACGTACACAACCATTTGCGCAAACGCTGAAAAGCAATTGAAACCCGGCGACGTCAAAACGTATGCCGAGAAAAAGGATATTACGGCGTTGATGGAAGAGCAAAACGAAAATGCCCGGTTGATTGAGAAAGCGAAAACGGTACGCCAAGCCCGGCAACAAAGGATTGAACAATTGGAGGCAATCCCCGGACGAATTAAAGAGGCGGAAGAAACCCGAAAAAGTAATATTAAGGCAATCGACGACAAATTAGCCGCCGAGGAAAAAGAAGTTGCCCGGATAATTGCCGAGGCAAACGCCCGGTTGGAAAAAGCCAAAGAAGATGCGAAAGCCAACAAAAAAGCCATTGAAAACGATTATAAGGAAACGTTGCAAGTTATCGTAAATGACAAATCGGAGTTTGTGAAACGTAAAGCGAATGCCGACAAATGGTTAGAGGAATACGAAGCCAATAACCCGGAACAATTAGACACGGCGGAACAGCTCAAAAAAGCCGAGGAACACAACCGTATCAATGCGTTGGTTGTGGATTACATGGAAAAAAAGAAACAAAAGGAAGCCGCCGAGAAAACCGCCCGCACGTTTGAGGACAAATTAGGCGCATTGGCAAAGGAAAGGGAAACACTTATTGCAACGTCCAAATTACCGATTGCCGGGCTTTCGTTCACGGACGACGGTTTAGAGTTAAACGGCGTGCCGTTCGTCGCCGGGAAAGTTTCAGATAGTCAAATTATGGAGGTCGCCGCCAAACTGATTATTGCAAGCAATCCGACGGTTAAGGTATTCCGCATTGCGAGGGGCGAAAGTTTGGGCGAAAAGCGTTTGCAAGCAATCATTGACATTGCTAAACAAAACGGTTTTCAAGGGTTCATTGAGGAAGTGAAGCGAGGACAAACCGATTTAGTTGTTGAGGAATACACAGAAAACGAATAATAACCGGGGGCGGGCTTTCCGTCCCCTTAAAATCTAAAACAATGGCATATACATTGAACGATAATTTGAAACGTTGGGCGGAACAATACGAAACCGCCGAGTTTATCCAATCCGACCCGGTGCAAATCCCGCACCGTTACGATAGCCGGGTAAATATTGAGATTAGCGCATTTGTTACGGCGTGGATTGCGTGGGGTTCCCGCAAACAGATAATCCAAAAGGCGGATTTTATCGACCGGGAAATTTTCAAGGGTGCGCCGTATCATTACATTGTTGGAACCGATACGCAGGGAGCCGCCCCGGAATGGAAGCAATACAAAGGCAGTAAAGAGAATTTTTATAGAACGTTTACATACGCCGATTTCCACGACCTTTGCGCCCGCTTGTTTGAAGTGTATAACAATTGGGAAAACATGGAAAAAGCATTGCAAGCGCAACCGGGCGTTCGTCCATTGGAGCAATTACAATATCTTTTCGGCGACGTTAAGGACGTGCCGGATATGGAAACGAAAAGCGGTTGCAAACGCTTATGTATGTTTTTGCGTTGGATGTGTCGCCACGGTTCCCCGGTTGACTTTGGATTGTGGACGATTTGCGACCCCCGTAATTTAATCATTCCATTAGATACCCACGTACATAAACAGGCATTGCGGTTGGGGCTTGTAAAACGTCGGACGCCGGATTTGCAAACAGCCATTGAGATAACCGACCGTTTCGCCGAGATATTCCCGGACGACCCAACAAAGGGGGATTTTGCGTTGTTCGGTTATGGAGTGAATAACGGTAAGGTTGCACCCGTTATGACGGAACCGGAGCCGGAAAAAGAGCAACCAACCGCCGTGGCTGATTTGTCAATTGCCGACGTTCTGAAAATGCGGTTGTTTTATGACAACGCCGCCGCCGAGGTTCGGGAAATATGGGAAAGTCGGGAAAAAGCCCGCAAAGCATTGAAAGCAACCGAGCGTTTGAAAGCGCACCCAATCGACGGGTTGCACAATGCCGGATTGTTGGAGCCGGGCGAATTTGTTGTTGCATTTGCAAAAGTATTGGATAAGCGGGAAACGAAGTTATCACGGGCGGAACGGGACGTTATCCATACAATCGGAATGACAGCGTTTAATAAGACAATGAAAAAATTAATAGCCGATGAAAAAGCGAGAAATAACAGCAACGGGGACAATAAACAATAACGGCGGGTTGGCAATGTACATGGGGGAATTAAACGAGTTTTTCAAGGGTTGGAAAGGTTCCCGCATTATTGCCCGGTTTATTGTAGCGTCCCCCGGTTCGTCCGAGGCTTTGAAAGGGTATTATTTCAACTATGTTGTACCGACGTTTAAGCACGCAATTTGGGAGGCGGGCGAACGTCTTACAGAGGAACAAACCGAACGACGTTTGCGGGAATTTTCCCCGATAATGTATGAGCAAACCCCAAACATTGATACTGGGAAATACGAAACACGTTTGCGTACAATTGCAGAGTTAAGCAATGCGGAATTAATAGAGCATATCGAATTCCTAAAACAGCTTGCAAGTGAAGAATACTATTTGTATATTGCAGACCCAAACGAAATGTAATATAAAAATAGTGTAATATGGAAATTTGGAAAGATGTACCCGGATACGTTGGGTTGTATCAAATTAGCAATTACGGGCGTGTAAAATCTGTTTTCAGAAATGAGATTTGCGGTAATATGAATAGAAAAAGAAATGAAAAAATATTAAAACCATCATTAAGGAAAAGATATTATTTTGTTTCGTTGTCTAAAAACGGAATAAAGTACAATGCGGTAATTCATAGATTAGTTGCGGCGGCTTTCATTCCGAACCCGGAAAACAAACCATGTATCGACCATATCGATGGCAACCGAACCAATAACCATGCAGATAATTTGCGTTGGGTTACGGCTAAAGAAAATTCTAATAATTATAATGCCCCCAACACATATAAGGGCAAAAAAATAAATAAAGGCGGTAAAGCCGTTTTGCAATATGATTTAGAGGGTAATTTTATCAAAGAATGGGTTACTACGATGGAAATACAACGGCAACTTAATTATCATAGAAGTAATATTTCTAATTGCTGTAATGGTTTAGTAAAAACCGCATATAATTATATTTGGAGGTATAAAAATGAATGAATTAAATGACAAATCCCCGATGCCACAAGGTAAATTTAAGGGGCAACCGATGGAAAACGTACCGTATTGGCATTTGCTTTGGTTGGACGGAAAACCGTTTTGTAACCGGGACGTCCAAAAGTATATAGACGAAAACCGGGACGTTTTGGAATTGGAAAAAAAGCGGGATAAATACCGCAATGAGAGCGAAAACAGTAATTAACGATTTAATATTTAAGGTTATGCAAAAATTTGATTTGAAAGATGTTTGTTTCTTTGATTGTGAAACAACCGGGGTTCCGGCAAAGGGTTTGAAATGGGATGCGGATTTTGAGCAATTCCCGCACGTCGTCCAATTGGCATGGTCGTTGGGCGATAAGGAAAAAAGTTATATTATCAAACCCGATAATTACGAGATACCCCCGGAAACAACCGCAATTCATGGTATAACAACCGAACGGGCAATTGCCGAGGGCGTGCCGTTTGCCGAGGTTGTGGACGAATTTTTAGCGGATGCCAACGCCGCCCCGCTTGTATGTGCGCACAACATTTACTTTGATAGTTCAATGTTAAAAGCAAACGTTTTGCGCTATTGTGGACGGGAATATTACGACGCACACGTTGAGGACGCATTACATAAGGGCAAACGCATTGATACAATGATGAAAACGATTAAGTTTGTCGGCGCATTGTATTCAAACGGGCGACCGGGAAAATATCCCGAATTAGAGGAATTATATAGTAAGTTATTCCCCGGCGAAACATTCCCGGCGCATGACGCATTAGAGGACATAAGGGCGTTGCGTCGTTGCGTCCCGGAATTGGTTAATTTGGGGATTATTGAGTTGGCGCAAAAGGAATACCCGGCGGAACAACTCAAAGCCCAATTTGAGCCGGAAAAGCCCAAAGGCGGGCGCAATATTGAGTTCCACGACCCCAACCCGGTAACGGAACCAATCGGAACCGGGGAACCCGCCCCGGAACCAATCCCGGAACCGGAACGCCCGGCGGTTCCGTCGAATAGTAAGACACGGGAATTGTTGGACGAAAACGAATTTTGATTAAAACCGTGCCGGGCGGGTTCCCGGCGACAAATAATATTATAATATGAACGAAGAAAAAAAAGCTGCAAACGTTATGTTGATACCAAGCGAAAAGGCGTTTGCATTGTCTAAAGTCAAGACATTAAAAGACGGCGGGTTAGACGTGCATTATGAAGTTACCGAAACAATCGGCAATGAGAGTTACACGAACAAATACCACGTCGAAAGTGCAAAGGACATACACCCCGATTTGCGGGATTGTTTCGACCGTTTGCGCCCAATCATGGGACGAATTTTCAATATTACGTCTTTTCTTTCAATGGTTGAAACGTCCGATTTCAAGGCAACCAAAAAGCAAAGCGAATTATCACGGGATTTTGCCGACGAAATGTTGAAAAACATAGAAGTTCGGGGCGTGTCGTTTTCCGGTCAAGACGATAACGTAGGGGTTGTTTTAACCGGGTTGTTTACCGTGTCAAACAATCAAAAAACCGCTATCAATTCCCCCCGCCTTAAATTCAATACGGAAACGTTCGGGTTTGAGGAAGAATTAGAAGAAATTGCCGCCGATATTGAAACCGAGGTTTACGCCTTTCTTTTCAAGGGCAAAAAGGCGCAATTGGAGTTGTTCGGGGCTGATGGCGAACCCGTACCCGGATTGAATGCCGAAAAGATAGAGGGCAACGGATTGTTCCCGAACGTTGACGACCCGGCGGACGAAAACGAGGAAAACGACGAAACCGAGGATATGTAAGGCAATGGAACCGTATTTGCTAACAGACCGGGACGAATACCAATATTGTATCAATCGGGGGTATAATCCCCTGATTGATATTCGTAACTTTAAAATGGATATTCGTTTGAGGGTTGAGATACAACGGGAATTGTTCGG